TTCGTCATATTCTGCCAACAATATAGCCATTATATCACCGTACTCACAGCAATCATCGCCACAACCGGCTGCTCTGCTGCACCCACTTGTGTTCCCGCCCCCCAATGTGTGACGCCAGGGCGTTGACTTATTCTAATCCGCTTACCCAATGTCCCACGAACCCGGACATTACAAATATGACCACTTGTTGATGGGTCCGATTTATCTACAGGCATACCTTCACTAAATCCTCGAACCGGCAAGTTAAACCCAGCATTTGCCATTATGCAACCTCTTCAAAAATACTATCACTACTCCCTACTTACCTTGCAACTTCAACATTTCTGCATAAGACACACCAGCCTGCTTCAAACCTCTGCCAATAACTCCAGTACGTCCCTTAGCAGGTCTTTTGGCAACAGTCTTATAATAGTTTTTCTTAAACTGAGCAAAAGACATTATACTTTTCTTAGGGACTTTGCCGAGTCTCTTTTTATAGGCTTTATAAGCTGTAAGTATGGTTTTATTCTCTGCCACAACGACCCCCTATTTAAGATAAAGTATATCTACTATAGCATCCGCATCTTCAGAATAGAAGTACAATTTGCTCACATCGTCAACCGGGACCCACAGAGGAGTTGATGCCCCACCTGCGGTTGTACCGGAAACATATTGACGTTGCAAATCAATCCCAAGAGTAGCGCTTGCAGCAGCGTCAATATTCATCCTCACTACTTCAGTATTTCCTATAGCCGGACTTACCCAACAACCTCTACATGACAGGCTGGTTCCGCCGTTTCCTTGACCTACTTTGGTAGAGCAAGTCACTCTAACAGAACCACCACCAGATACAATTCGAGGCACAGCATTAGCATAACTTGTTGGTGTACCCATTGTTTACTCCATACTCTTATATTTATTCTCAGATTTGTCAGTAAGCTCAACATTTGTACTCAGATAAAACACCTCAACATAAGCTCTGGCAGCAGTTGAAATAGCACCAAAATCAGAATCACTTGTCACTGTCAGGGTTACTGTAGTCTCGCTTGAAATTGGAACAAGACCAGATTCAGTACCAGCATTGCCAGCATCAGCAGCTTCAACTAAATTTGTAGCCGCCGTGAATAAATTGTGTGTAGTATATGAAAAAATATCCGCATCACTACCATCACCAATATCCATAACACAAGATGTATCACCAGACCAAGCCTTCTTAACTGTAACCTTGGAGCCAATAACAAAACTCCCAGCGGGGATTTTTTTGCGAAGAACAAGAGTCCCCGATGCACCGCCACCATCTGTAAAATCGGCAGGCTTTACCCACTGAGCAACTTTCCTAATTCCCATTCCCGTATTACTACGCTCCATCTCAACCATCACATTTTCACTTGACATATCTTACCTTTCCAAATATTCTTTAATGTCCATTAAACTCACTAACTCACTCCGTACACTTCACTGGGAGCACCATAGTATCTCAACTCTCTTGCAAGTGCAGGACTATTCAACATAAACTGGTGGTCTAAATTTTTTCCAACTGAATCCGGGACTTTTTGCAAATCCATCTGAATTAACTTATTCAATACAATATTTGCTTCATTTGCATTAGGCCCTGGTGTATCATCCTCTTGAAGCTCTGCCTCTCCAAGAGCGGTTTGAAGAATTACTTCTGATGCTAACGGACCACCTATAAAATAATCTCCCGTCACTATTGGCTTGTCTGGGACAATCACATAACTGTAATGCAAATCATAATCACTATCTGCCGGAGGATGGAATACAAATCCATACTGTGTTCCTGTCTCTAAAGAATATCTCATTGTCTTTAATGACCAGTAAATTGGATACGAGCTTGATGTATACGCACTTCTCATTGTACGTATCTGCTGTAAACTCACAGGGATTGGATTCGGATATTGTGAATCCGCACCATACTTCGGTCCAAAAACAAAATAGCCAAAGTCATGTGGCAATTCATATTCATACTGCCCAGATGAAGTCGTAAGTGTTTGCTCCTGCTTTAAGAAACTCCACACATGCAGCTTACCAGTTGCCGGGTTTATTGGCATCAAAAATTTACGATATGCTCGCAAAGTTATTGCTTGCACCCTGGTTAAATTTGCACCTGCCGGTGTCAAACCCATCCCAAGAAAATCAGATACCTGGCTGTAAACTTCACCGTATGTTAAATCCAAACTTGCCATTGCTTACCTCAAAAAGCGACAAGTCCACAAACTTATGTTCATGGGCTTGTCACCGGAGACAGAAAAAATTTGTCACTTAAATATTACTCGCCCCCATCCAACAAAGCGAATATTGGTCCTACAACAACTGGACCAAAATTAGGACCAACCGCCTTCTTCAAGAGCACAGCTTGCTCTGGGGTAATCTCAACTTCATCGTTCTTTTGAATGTCCACCGCAAGAATATACTTCTTTACCTTCTGCTCACCAGTATCATCCTTTGCCGGAATCATCAAAGCATTGATAAGAATACTACGCAATATAACATCCCTAACCTCGCCCTTTTCGTCTGGCTCTTGCAATACAACACCATCAACATTTAACATCTTAATTGTTACGTCCAATTTCATATTATCTATCTCCTAAAAAAAAGGTGAGGTGAGGAACACAATGCCCCCCACCCCAAATACATTTTAAGCATCAGCAACGCCCTGAATGGCTTCGCCTGCAAGAACGTAATAAGTGGTTCCACCAATTATCACCGGGAATTTAAGTGTAGTAGAATCCCCATCAAAACCAATAACATGACCAGCCTCATCTGCACCACAAGCAGTAGCTAACATTGCACCAGCAGACTCAGCAATAATAAAAGCATCCAACGCCTGTGCCCCGTCATTACGACAATAAATCTGACAAAAACCAGTACCGGGGTCAGTGGCAACCTGTACTGCCAAAGACAATGGAGCGAGGGTAGCAAGTGATGTCATAGTAGTATCGCCACCCTCATAAATACCCGCTCGTAAAGCAGAATAATGTCCACCATTAAGAGTAGCATCACCAAGATTCAACCAATGACCTGAGCCATTAAATCCATTGGTAATAGTCCCACCAGCTATATCGGCACTAACGTTTAATGCCAAACCATAATCCCACGATTCAGGATTTCCATCCGTGACATAAGATTTAATCTGCAAAGCAGAAAACAAACCAGATGCTTGTGATGTGCCAACAATAATCTGATTGACCATCATATTACCGGCATCCTCATCATCTACTTCAAGACGAACACCATCACCCTTTTGATATATGAATAAGGTGTCATCTAACTTTGCAAGAACAATGCCCGTTGTGGTATCTCTTCGTGCGGTTTCCCATGCAACAGCCACAGCACGACCAGCAACTTCAAACGGGGCGGTTAAAAACTGCTCTGCTGTATGGACAGCAAGAATCGTTTTACCAGCCGTACAATTCTGGTCTGTTCTAACAGGAACAATTGCTCCATTAGGAATATAAATATCTAACCATCGAGGACCGATCTTGCCCGCCTCAGATGTTCCAGCAACAACGCCAGCAAACGCATGAATATTATCTGCATCGGGGTCCTCAACACGAAGCCATTTACCTTCGTTCTGATTACCTTCAGCAGTCGTATTAGGGGTGCTCTGACAATTTACCAAACCGCCCGCACCCTTATCATAGCCGTACACATTTGTAGTCGCGTCAAACTCATAACAAACCGGCATACCCTCGTATATCGTGCTTGTTTCCGTGTAATATACACGCTTACGTACAGCATTAGTATTAGCACCAAAATTGGGTCCCATTTTATAACATCCTTCCAAACAAAAATTCGTTGGCGGAGCGATTACGTTTTTCTCACCCCGCTCAATTACAGTGCTCAAGGCATCCGCCCTCGCACCACGACAATCTACATAATTGTAGATAAAAAACACATATAGTCTACACAAATGTAGATTAGATGTTTGTAATCAAGAAACCCGCTCGACGCCTGTCGGGGCAGTTGATGCAATACGACAAGTCAAGATCAACCTTGAGAACGTTGTGGTGGTTATCTCTCGGACGAGGTTTGCCGAGAACAAAATTATTCTCACTGAGAACAGACACATTGATATAATCCATATTAACACCAAGTAGCGGGTCCGTGCCATAAGTGCTCGTATTTGCAGTATCTAACTTCTGCACGTACACAAACGGAACACCCTTGTAGACGGTCAAACCATGATACTTACCAAGGTCAGGACCAACACTATCATCAGACTTCAGGAGAAGCTGGTTCAAGTTAAGGATGATATTCTTGTTCGTGTAATAACGGAAGTTGCCCCAACCCTGATTCTTACCTATATTTTCAGGAACAACCGGAGGGATGAAATTAGTACACAAAGTAGCTTCATCTAAAAGTGAAATCAGATTGTCACCAAAGTTGCCCTCATGGTCAGCAGCGTAACTCGCCCAACGAGCATTGCTCGTAGAGGTCGCACTCAATCCACCAACATTGTACTCAGTTGCACTACCATCGTTGTAGTGACCATTATACCCAGTAAAACCACCAGAACTTCCATCCGTATCGGTTGCATCCCAACTAAGCCAAGAAAAGATTCCATGTGGATTCTTTTTATCAGTAGCGCTCACTGGCGTCTGGAAAATAGCATTCTGCAAAAGCTCTGCAAATTCACGGAACATATTCTTCCGCTTACCGTCAAAATAATTATACACCTTGACATCATCGCCCATATTCATACCCAACTCAATACGATTATAAGTCATATTAGTTGCAGCATGAGTCCAATTAACCGACCATTGCTTGTCGGTATTAACTACATTATCACTATCCTCTTCCCAAAGTGAAACATGCTTGGCATTACCGGTGTCGCCAAGGGTGATAAATCCTTCAATTCTATCACCACCAGTAACAACAACTTTATCCTTACCAAACCAATCGTTTACCGGCGTATAACAAGCCTCTTTGAAAGTAATAACCAGTCTATCAGAATCCTTAGCATAATTCTCAAGCGTAGCATAGCCGAGGTCAATGGCCTGCTCGATTGTAATTTCCATTTGTAACCCCTTTTTATCCCATTACTCTATTAGGTAATAATCCCCATTACCACCTTACACTGAAGGCAAGCCCTTATACATCAAAACCTGCCTTTCGCTTAGCCTGCTTTACAATGTAACCTGCTTTTTGGTTAGCATCCTTAAAGACCAGCTTCGTTTTCTTCTTTGTAGGCTTCGGGGAAAATTTCCTTTTACGCCTATTCAAATCCTTTACAACAGTGCGAACCACTGACTTCTTTCCATCCCTACCACCATACCAAGATAAGGCTTCATCCATAGCAGACTCAAATGAGCCACCATTTGTCTGAAAAAACATCTCGGCAACACTATATATTTCTGACCTTACTTTACACTCATTCGACATAGTGCGGATGCTACCATCCGGTGTTCGGGGTAATTCATCCGTCTTACCTATTTCGGGGAATGTATCAAAAGCCCGGTCAAAAATCTCGTTAGCAGTCTCTAACTTTCGCATAGAAACTGCTCTGGCAGCATCTTCCTCACTACTCGCCCTAAACTTACGAACATCAGCCAACTCTTCCGAGACAGATCGTAAATCTTCTTGCTGCTTTATAAGTATGTCAGCAACTTCATCACCCATCTTCTCACGCAAAGAGACTTTCTGCTCATCTGTCAAAACCGCACTTTCGGCTCCTTCCTGCTCATCCTTGCCATCAGATTCATCTTTCTTTCTTGATGCTTGCAAATCAGCTAAATCAGTAAGCACAGATTCATCTGTCTCAACTATAGCGAGAATCTTATCATCGCTCCAGCCAAGCTCTCTTCCAGCAGCAATCAATTTAGGGTCAACACCCTCGATGGTCAGCCGCTCTTCATCCTCAGACTCAGAAGCATCTTTGTCACTGGACTCATCATCGCTGTCAAAAGTTTCATCCTCTTCATCATCCTTAACACTAACATCTCCTTCACCAGCCTCGTCGCTATCATCTTCTGTGACCTCGACTTCTTTAGGCTCGTCTGCGTTCTCGCCGCGAATCTTATTGAGAACATCTTTCATCTTTTGCGGCAAACTTAAAACTGTACCCACAACGGAGTGACTTTTGGACTCTACATCCTTACCCTCATCATGGTCTTTTTTCTCTTCTTCAATATTCATTATTCTTTTGTCTCCTTATCAGCCTTTGCTATTTTCTCAACCTCTCTTGCGGCCTTCATCTCTGCTCGACATTTATCACAAGTCTGTTGGTTTGCCGAGTTTGGTGTAAACTCATTATTACATACTTTGCAAATTTTCTTCTTTAGAAATTGTCTCTTCTTCATCCCTGCCAATAATCCTGGAAACAAATCCTCACCCGTATCCGCATCATACAAAGGGCAGGATATTACTTTTTGCTCTTCCCCGTCTGCCGAAAGTTTGAAAATCAAAGTTGGCACTTCTTTCTTTACCAACTCAAAAGGCCGGTCAACTAACTTAATGCCCGTCCCATCTCTGAAAACATGCTCGTACCACAAACTCATTATTTTGTCTCCTAATTTTTAACTATACCGAGAATCATCTCTTCTTTTTGCAAAAGATAACGAACACCACCCAACTCAGCAACATTCGCCCCATAAGCATTACATATTACTCGCATCCCTTTCTTTATCAACTTAACATCAGGACCAACATCAACAACCTCTACCAATTTATCATTCTCTTTCTTGTAAGTATCAGGAAATGCAATACCACCTTCCGATTTGCTTTCTGCCTTAACTGCCGTCAACAACACTATATCATTTAATGGCTCAATTCTCATCTTCTATCCCCTAATCATATTCAATATAACCTCTTTGTTTCATTTTCTTTTTCTTATCTGTTCGACCCCGCACTCTCAAATAACCTTTCTCGTTATACTCTGACCCCGGATATGCTCTCATAGCCGCTGGTATCTGTGAAGGATGGACACCCATAGCAATTGAAAACCTTTCTTTTTCACTGAACACAACAACCTTTGCACCACCAAAATTCTTTTCGGCTTGTTTACCACACCCAGGACAACTCATATATCTTGTGAAATCTTTTGCACTACCAATCTCTTCCCATTTATGTCCACAATGGGAACATAAGTAATTGAAAATCGGCATATTGTCTCCAATATCTGCTATGTACGACCTACAACAATATATTCGTAAGTTACAGTTTCACCCGCACCATTGTTCTTAATTCTCACCGTCCCAGATGGGGTAAATGCAGCAACCTCACCTTCATTCACAGTAATCTCTGCATTAAAAGCATCTACATAGGTAGTATCAATATCCATATCATTTGCTACGCACTTAATTACAACCAAATCCACTATTGCTACATCACCAACATCAAGCACTTCATCTGAATCAGCAGTTGCTTGAACACGATATTGATACACCGCAGCAGTGGGTGTCTGTGCCAATGTAAATTTCTTTAGAAAAGCCTGCTCAACCCCAAGACCTTCGAGGAAAGCCGCTATACGTATCGACACTGAAGCTGCCATTATTTCAACCTTTCAAGAGCTAACTTGGCCAAATATTTATCAAGTGAAAGTACAATTACATCTACTCGAATACAAATACTCAAATTATCTGAATAACCATAACCCCCAACTAAAATTCCTATGATTTCACCCTCGGAATCAACGACAGGTCCTCCAGAGTTTCCGGGGTAGGAAGCAGCATCAACCATGAAGATTGACTTCTCACCAAAAAATCCACCACAAGTCAGTGTATTGTTTGAAACTATACCCTCGGATACCGTGAATAAAAATTCTGTTCCGTAAGGGCTTCCAAAAACCCAAGCCGCCTCACCTCGGTCAAGACTTCTATTGTCAAATGGTATGGGCGTGTGACAATCAACATCTTCGATAAGTATAAAACCTACGTCACTCATTTCTTCTTGGTAAAAATCATTTGAATCATAGACACACCCATTTTCAAATGTCACAGTAAAGCTCTCAGCACCATCTACAACATGGCCTGCCGTAAGTATTAAACCATCGCCGATGTAAACACCAGACCCTTGCCAACCACCATACTCAGCATCGACAGAAATGTGAACGACAGACTCCATTACGTTGGCAAAATTAATTCGCTGTGTCTGTTTGAGCTGCATACATACACACAAACAAACCACGACAATTATCAACACTAACAAAGCCGGATAAAACCTCTTATCAAATCTTGTCCACATTTTCTATCTCCTATTTCTGTGGGGGCGAAGGTTGCCCCGCCCTTGGTGACGATTGATGTTGTATCAAGTTAGATTCTGAAGAACCACCACTACCACCAAATCGGTCGTCAGATTGTCCAAACCCACCCTTGGTGGACCCCTGCATAGGTTGGTAAGGACCCATACCTACCGCATCAGGCACAGCCGTTTTCCAAATGTCCCCTATATCAATTTGCATATACTCTGCAATCTTTTTGGTAGCAGCATCAATATCAATAGTAACGCCCTGTTGTGCAGCCATACCCGCCATAGGAACAATCCAAGCGGTTAAAAGCTGTATCAACTTCTGATGTTGAATATTTGGATTAAACCTCTGCATTGAATACGGCTGAATCTTAAAATTAAAATCGTAAAAGTCACCCTCTTTAGCATATTGGTCAAACACCACATCAACACTACCAGCACCGGGTATACGTTTAATCATAGGTATCTGAATCAATGGGTCGCTCCAGATATGCCAAGCCATTTTCTTAAATACTGATGTAGCTATATTATAAACACTATTGACCATATCATCAATTATTCTCGTTGCATTGTTCTGCAACATCTGCTCTTGTCCAAGTGTTTTAGCCCCGGATGCACGACCGCCCACTGTATAAAGATTGCCACCTTGAACAGAAAACTGATTTTCAATGTAATTGACATAGTCATAATTCTGAGGATTAACCCCACCAAATTCCTTAACATCCAACATATTGATATTATCAACTCTACAAGAGCCTTGATTTCCTGTTTTTGCAATCCGCTCCGCATCATCAGCAGCAGCAGCTTCATAAACCAACACGCTCTTCTGAGCCTCAGCTTGCTCTCGCATTTTGTTGATGAGAATATTTATTGTCGTATCCATATCAATCCAGCCCCAACATGGGGGGACTGGCATCGGGGATTTTGGTGCAAACTTATATCCAAGAAAATCAAATGGACCATCTTCAGGACCATCCCACTCTACTGTACGTAGAATCTTTGCAAGTTTGCCCTCTGGCATTATAGTCAAAGTGATACCTTCATCTGGCAAATATATATCCATAAACTGTGACCAGCCCTTTAGAGTATACTGCTCAGTAAGTGACATCCCATGTTTTGCAATCCTTTGCATATCATCATCGCCCCATAATTTGAAATCAGGCTTAATATGGTCCGCGTATTTACGACCAAAAAACTCCTTTGCAAACTCTGTTGGTAAGCGATACACATGACCTTCCATGTCAAAACCTTCTCTGGCAGTAGCAGACACATCGCCAATATAATCTTCGTCGTCTATAACTGCTGCGTATGGTTGACCTACCTCAAGTTGATTTCCAAAATAATTGATATGGCCCTCGCCCATAATTCCAGATTTGATAATTCCAGCACCAAACATAGAATTAAAAATCAATGGCCTCATCACTGTAGTTGAAAACTTTATCTCTTCAATCAAATGGTTCATTGCCAACTGGGTTGTATAGGCCCAAGGTTTTAGGTCGGGGATTCTTGCTTCACAATGTATCTTAGGATTTGACATCGACAAATAAGGAACAATAATACCAAGACCCCTATCTAAAAGATTCATCGTATGCGTAGGAACATCCGCACTATCAGAATGATAATTTGATAACCAAGCACGAACCATTCTGGCACGCTTCTTCAACATAGGTTGTGAATACTTTAACCACATCTTTGCCGCCCTCTGCAAACGAGCCGGAAATGTCATGGAAACATTTTTTTCTTTTGTGATACCCATTACACAACTTCCATCATAGGATTTTCATTGTTTGTCAATAATCGAATATTTCTACCTCTGCCAGTATCTGTTATCTCAACACTCTGTAAATAAATACCCCATTTAGAACAAGTGGTAGAAATTTCCCTCTTTATTTCTTTTGTTAAATCATCTGTATTTACTAATTCATTAAGTGTATGTTGTGACACGTATCTCTTTATAATCCCAAGAGAAAGAACACACATACCCTTATCAAAATCCATCACCTCACAAATAGCTTTTCTGGCATCTCTTATTTTGTATATAAGAGAGCCAGAAATAATTATATCCTTGTGGTCTTTTGTAAAAATTGACTGGCTTCTCAAATCCATTGTTTGCGTCTTTACACCAATTCTGATAACTTGCTGCAACAAAGGCCAAATAAAATAAACACCAGGTTCAAGGTCCGTAATCCTCTGCTTCCACAAATAAGTTATCCTTATACCTCTCTCAAACGGATCAACAAAAATCCTGCGTGGCAACAAAGACAATAACTTATCAAAAATCTTATTTAGAAATTCCACCTGTCTCTCAATCATTCAAAAATTTTCTGGCTACTTTCTTTTTCCTTTTTGCTGCTCTACGCTCATCTATCCTGGCTTGCATACAATTCTTACGAACAGCTTTCACTTGCTTTCTAATGGCTTTTGGTTGCTCCTTCAAAGCCAACATAACCAAAGCAGCAGATATTACTCTGTCACCATGAGCAAACTTGGCTCCACTTGTTTCTAAAGCCTGAGATGCTAAACCAACATCAACCCTGTCACCTAAGAAAATATAGTCATTTAATTCATTGACTGTTTGATTATCGTGGATAATTAAATATGGATACATCCTCTCGTCTTTAAGTGATTCAGCTAATGCTGCATCAAACTCTCCAAGAAGTTTGTTCTTTGTTCCATTCATACCTGTAGTTGACCACCAACCAGGAAGAGGGTTGGTTGCTTTCTTCCTTGCCCTGGTACTCTCATTTACCCGATAATAAATGAATGGATACCCTAACTTTTTCACCCTCGATGCGAAAGTGTCTCCTGGCCCGTTTCCTTCCCATATTAGAAAAGCCCCCCTGGTTCCGCCCTTACACCATTTACATATTGCTATGGCGTATTCAGCAAAGTCAGGGACATCAATAAACGGGTCAACATATAGCCCTACAACTTCATGCAAGTTTACATCTGCTATTGTCAATACAGAATTAGAAGCCCCGGTCCCTCTGGATATGTCACATGATACTATATAATTGTGTGTTGGGTCTGGCTTACCATCTACCAGTTTGCCCCACCATTTGAGACCATCCTTACTGCGACCAGGAGTAAATTCTATATTACACAATTTACCTTTAATTGTATCATAAGATAACTTCCCAATAATATCTGGGTCACGCACATACTTCCCACGAATAAGCTCAAGAGAGTTGTGGTCGAAAAACTGGTCTGCTGAGCCTTGTGGAATCCTAAGTACATTTATAGCAAGGTCTTGCAACCTACGCCCACTCGCCTCTTCGGCGTCGAACCAAATACTGCGAGGGCGGTTGAATGTCCCCATCCCACCATCAGCAACAAATTTGACCTCCGCCATTTTCTCTTGAATTTCGAGAGATGATTCTTCTATCTGAAGCACTAAGTCACTGTTGGAAAAGGGCTTATGTTTGTCTATCTTATTAAATATCTCAGGACAAATTCTCCTATAATAGTCAATATCAGATATTTCAATTATGTCAGGTTCGGGGGATGTGTATAAACCCATATTCTTTGTGGGATTTTCTTCATAACCCAGCGTCACTACTTTTACTTTTCCACCGGCTATTAAACGATTATATGGATGGGCCGCTCCCCAACGAAAATGTGTTGAATTGTATACACAACAAGGAGATGTATCGTGTATATTATCAATAATGTATTGAGCAACAGCAGGCTCTATGCGAGCACACTCATCGACAAGAACAATCTTTGCTCTGTTACCAGCACCAAAATTATCTGTAGTTGCCTCCCCTTCTATCTTTGACCCATTCCACAAATTCTCAACAAATCTGTGCCTCTTCAAAATATTGGGCTGCATATACGGAGGCAAATTAACCAAAGCATACAAAATCTTATGAAACAAAGTTTGGTGTGGGCCTGTCACCCTATCACCCTTAATCTCGGTTGATTGGTCTACTAAATCTTCCTTGCGGGAGCCAACAAGAAAGCTCTCATCTGGTATCAACAAAAATCGTGAAGCAAGGTATTTAATGATTATTTCAGTTGCACCTTCTTTACGACTCTTATCGAATATCAGATTATTGCCGTGCTCGGCAGCGTAATGTAATTCAGCAATACCTACTTCTTGATGTGGCCACAAAATAAAAGGCACATGCTTCCTGCCCACTGGAGCCTCTGCATCGTAAACCCAAAAAGCCGTGTTGAACATTAGTCGAGGCTCTAACAAACAACACTCAAAATAAGTCTTTCTATACCCTTCGTCTTTAAGACAAAGTGTGTGGAGTTTCTTTCTCCACTTTAGATTTTTTCTTACGTCTTTTGGAAACTCCTGGAAGAATTGCTTTGGACTTTTTATCTTTCTCAAATTCAGCATCAATAATGGTCTCCTGTCCCAAAGCCCCAGCCAATCTATCTATCTGTTCTGATATAACCTTACCACTTAATTTAATATTAACAGTCTTATTCTCATCAACCTGTATTCGGTGCTGACTTAACCAGGGGATTTCATCTTTTAACTGTCTCGACATATTTGTTAAAGCAAACACAAGCAAAGCCGGGTCTGCTTTCTGGTGTTTATGAAACTCACTAACCTCCGCAGGTTGCTCAATCATCTTCCCCGTTTCTTTATCCTTTTTGTATTTAATCTTAACATTCTTCTCAACATAATCATAACCAGCAGCCGTCTTAATCATTCTTGCAATCAAGTAATTCTTTGCAAGCTCTCGACCCTTCAAACAAGCCTTTTTGAAAAGTGGGTACTTTCGTTTCCAAGACCGTATATCTTTTAATTTAACCCCCAAAAAATAACCAACTTCTTTTTCAGTCATACCAGCAGCAACTAATCGGGTAGCTGTTTCAAGAAAAGAAACGTCCCACTTGACAACCTTCCCGGAGGTTTGCACTTTTTCTCCGAGCATTTTGCTTTCAACTGGTATTAAATCTAAAGGGTCCATATCATATCCAAAAAAACATCTGACTACTAATCAAGGTGGCTGATGGGAGTCGAACCCATATCCTCGGCGTCACAGGCCAATGCCTTAACCATTAGGCTACAGCCAACATCGTTAACCCAAGTAAGCAGCGCCTCAAGACAAAACTTTTTGGTTGGCTTACCATCGTGGTATCAATAAAAATGATGGGGCAAAGAATCAGGTAAAGGCTACTTTTCCGATTTTTGCTCTTGCCCCATCTACATCTGAAAAGCTATGTAAGATTGTTTTAGTCATACTTAGTAGACGTAACGCTACTTTTAACCAGTTATCTATTTTTATAAAAGATTATATTGTCAGACATTCACTTTTTGAAAGTTTTTAGACAACACTCTCAGGGGAAAGTCTTGACAATAAAAAATAGATGATGGCCTTGCTTATTTGAATATGCTTCCTCAATCTTTCACTACACAATATCCCGTATCTGACCGTAGTCCGGTTCCGAGAGGTGAGGACTGCGTTCCGCCTTTCAGCATTACCCCCCTTAACACTAATCCTTTGTGCAAGGTTCTGGACGCACAGCCACGAAGTAGCCAACCACCGTTTCATTGTAGTTTCCAAAAGTATCTGCATCTGCCTTCCTGACATCTTTGGTTCAAATACAACACGAATTTATTTTAGTGGAGATAAAGTAATCGTTTTATCTCTTTTGCTTTTCGCTCTGAGATTGACTCATAAAATTCACTATAAGTATCTCTCAGTTTTTCATATTCTTCAAGGGACAGCGACCTATCAAAAATTTCTGCTCCAATTGTGCGTAGAGGTATCTTCCTGAAGAAAATTCTGTCTAATTCTTTTTTTTGTTCCACCATGTCTCCAAAATAAAAGACCCGTCCTCTTATAGTCTTTTTCCTGAATGTTTTTCAAAAAAAATTTGAAAGAGAAAATCGTAAGTCCTTATGATATAAGGAGATAAAAATTTTATTTTTTTTCTGAAAACCTACTTGACATTTGCGTCCGATAACAGAATTTTCAATAAAAATTTGGAAAATCTCAATAAAATGGCCAAAAACATTCAGTAAATTGGCTATAAGAGGAAGCGTATGTTTTTTATTTTTGAGGTGTTATGGAATATGAAAAAACGACGTAAATGTACCAAATGTTTTAAGCGTAGAATTTGTAAATTACACCCACCAACTTCACGATATTATAGTCTTAAACCTTATGTTGACTATAGCATAATGTTACAATTTCCAGGTTATATTTGTGATGAATGTTGGATAAATATGTGGGACGGTATTGGTAGGCATAATGAAAAAGCAGGTTCTTAAATCGTACTCTGATGTCGCACACTGGTTTGATGTAATAGCCAATACGGACAAATTAGCTTGTGACACAGAGACAACGAGTTTGGATTACTCTATTCTTAAACTTGACGGTATGGGTTTTTGCGATGGCAAGTGTGCTTGCTATATTGACCATGGAGCATTTTCTAAAGTGGGTTGGAAAGACACTCTCAAATATTTGAAGATGATGTTCAAAGATAAAATTCATAGATTGATATTTCATAATGCTCCTTTTGACTTGATGGTTTTGTGGAAGATTGGTATAAGAAATGTCACGAAGGATATTTTCTGTACCATGACAGCAGCCCACCTTCTTGATGAGTGTGGATTGAAGGGGTTAAAAGATTTAGCAATGACCAAACTTGGAGTGCCATTTGATGAGATTAAAAAATATGATGTAGCTTCTAAGTGTGGTACTAATACTGAAGAGTTTTATTCCTATGCAATGAACGACCCAATATGGACTTGGGGATTGCATGAGATATTTTACAAAGAGTTACACCAAGAAAGACTTCAACATCTATTCTTCAAAGAAGAGATGCCATTCCAATTTTGTTTGATGGACCTTGCTGTGAACGGTATTTTGGTTGATAAAGAAGCTGTTGAAGATATAGAAGATTCTGTTGTTGGTATTGAGCAGGATTCTGAAGTAGAGCTTCTGAGATTAACTGGTAGAGATTATAGTGTTCAAAAGGCTTTTTGGGAAGATTTGGATGTTGTTAAGTCACCAATTAAGTTTAGCAGTAACACACAGGTAATACCAATCATTGTTGACGAATTGGGCATAAAACTTACTGATAGAACATCACCCTCCAAAATGTATCCGAAAGGACAATTAAAGTTGGACAAAGAGGTTCTTGAAAAGTTTAGTGCCCATCCTTTTATCTATGAATTGCGTAAGTTTCGTACTGCAAAACATATCCATAGTAATTTTACTGTCCCTATCCTCAAGGCAACTGGCAAAGATGGCAGGGTTCGAGCTAATTTTAATAACTGCATTGCACGAACCGGGAGACTTACTTCCTCTGAACCAAACCTACAAAACCTGAGACGGTTAAATAAAGATTTGGGTATTGACTGTAGAGGTTGTTTCATTTCTTCAAAAGGCAAGACTTTTATAGTTGCTGATTATGCCGGGCAGGAATTAAGAGTGTTGGCCCAAGAAACCCAAGACGCCAAATTGCTTGAGGCTTTCCGCGAGTATTTGGACTTGCATCTTGTAACAGGGAATCTTCTCTTTGATTTAGGTTTATCAAATAAAGAAATGTGCACACGCCACAAAGGATATGACGATATAAAAAAGAAGTATAAAGATGAGCGCCACAAAGGAAAGAATGGCTTTAACTTCCCAGTAGTCTACGGGTCAACTGCTGTTGGTATTGCACGTAATATTGGAGTAACAGAAAAAGAAGCACAGCGTTTGCTTGATAAGTTTTTATCTGTGTATCCTGGCATTAAGCAAGGTATTGACAGATGTATTCGTGAATTAGAGGTTCAAGGATGGGTCAGAAATATGGCCGGTCGTAAACGTCGGTGGGAGCATATTAGTAAAGCTGTTATTCGTCAAGCGTTTAACTTTAAGATACAGGGTTACTCAGCAGACATGCTTAAACTTGCTGCTACAAAGGTTCGTGAAGTTGGTTTGAAAAATAAGAAGTGGGGACTACAATTTGTACTGACTGTTCACGATGAATTGGTATACGAAGTCAAAGATGCGTTCCTTGTCCCTGCAATGAAAGCTATTGAAAAGTGTATGGTGACAGCGGTTAAACTTGACATCCCACTTGAGGCAAAGGTTTCAAGTGGCAAAGTGTATTCGGAAGCAAAATAATGAATCAAGTAGAAACAATACAATGGCTAAATCGTAGACCTATTAACACAAAAACACACCGTAATCAGATTGTGTTGGGTCGCAATGACCCCTGTTATTGTGGGTCTAAAAAGAAGTTTAAGCATTGTTGTTGGAGTAAACAGGTTGCTATCATGGCTTCAACAGCTTCAGTTGAAGCAGACAAATACTACAAAAAAGAACGAATACGCTTAAAAAAACTTCAGGAGACTCAAGATGCCACACCTGTCCAACAAAAAAATAATTGAGTGTCTTGGCACAGATAAATTTTCTGTTCATCGGGTGGGGCTTAATTGTTATATGGTGACATTTCACTATGCCACGAATTTTCGATGGCGTGGCGAAATATGTGGACAAGCTATGCGTGAAAAAGCTATTGGTTCTTTGGAAGAGTTAAAAGATTTATTGTATTATGAAATAGAGACATTGAAAAGGAGACAAGATGCTTTGGATAAATGTGACAACAAAGAATGATGGTATTCTTCAAGATGTGGCAGTTAATCTTGAAAATTTTACTGTAATCAAAACTGTACTTACTCCAAGTGATATGGTTGGGCCGGACAATCAACCAATACCTGTAGAAAAAGTAGCTCTCATGGGTCCTGGTGGAAATATAGTAATTGAAGAAAGCCTTGAAACTATTCTTGGGATGGTGGGGTTGGCAAAATGAAAACAAGATCACTTGTACCATTTTTAATTTGTGGTAAAGTTTGGGATTGGCTTTTTGCTGAAGATTTGCCAGGATACACCATTACAATCCCTGTACGTCATTATTCAAACCTTCAAGGCAGGTGGTATCCCAAAATGGCAGATGTAGAGTTTAAGCGAGTACATCGTTTTCATGATCGTATTGAAGGAAGCCCAGTTAACAATGAAATAGAGGATGAAAAAGTCGCTGAGATTTTTTACGAAAATAATAATGATAGATTTTTTCTTGACCGGGATAGAATATTATCCATAAGGGGATAAGATGAAGATTTCTGAATTGATTAAAAAATTACAAGGTTATGATGATGATTTTGAAGTCCAGTTTCACACCAAACTTATTGGAAATATTATGCCGGAAGAGATAATAGCTCCAATTAAAAACATGGTATTACAAGATGTAAATAATTTTAAGTCAAAAAAGCTCATTTTAACTTCTGAAGAAAGTCCAGAAATTCCTTGTTGTGATTGTCCAGACAAAGACAAATGCAGTCAATGTCAAGAAATTTAAGGGAGCAAGATGTATTTGATAATTCTACAAATTCTAATCATAATAGCCGGAGTATCTGCTAAGTTATTGGTAGGCTCCAGGGGGTATGGGCGTAGGCGGCGGGGCTACATGGTGGGGATAGTCTCAGAGTTTCTGTGGTTGGGTTTGTTTATACATCAAGGACTTCCCCTTATGGTTGTGTTGTGTTTCTTGTATGCAGTAGCTTGGTGTACTGGGTTATATAGACATCCGAAACAGCCAGAGAGTTTGCATTATATAGGTCAAGATTATTGGGATAAAAATGAAAAAGAATATAAAGAACATAGTTAATAACGTGAATGACAAATTCGGAGCCAATGCTGTCATGCAACTTGGAAAAAAGCTGCCGAAAGTTGACAGTATCTCTACAGGAATTATGACACTCGATGAGATATTGGGGTGTGGCGGTATTCCTAAAGGCCGTATCAGTGAAATATATGGTCCTGAATCATCCGGCAAAACAACTTTGGCTCTTGCTATTGTTGCCTCAACACAAAAAGCCGGAGGCGTAGCGGCTTACATAGACGCCGAACATGCTCTTAATCTCGAATGGGCTAAACAAATCGGTGTCAGGACCAAGGATTTATTGTTGTGTCAGCCTAATTGTGGTGAGCAGGCTCTTGGAGTTGCTGAGACTCTTGCTGAAAAAGGTGGTGCAGATATTATCATAATCGACTCTGTAGCTGCTCTAACACCTAAAATTGAGCTTGAGGGGGATATGGGTGACAGACATATAGGTTTGCAGGCACGTCTAATGTCACAGGGTATGAGGAAGATGGCCGCTCTTATCCACACCAGCAACACTATTATTATCTTTATTAACCAGATACGCATGAAAATTGGAGTCATGTTTGGCAATCCCGAAACTACTTGTGGCGGCAGGGCCTTGAGGTTCTATGCTTCTGTGCGTATTGACTTGCGAAAGATAATGACTATAAAGGACAATAGTGGTCCTATAGGTTCCAGGGTCCGTGCAAGGATAGTTAAGAACAAGGTGGCTCCCCCATTCAAAGACACTGAGTTTGATATTGTTTTTGATAAGGGTGTAGACCGCACCGGCAATTTGTTGGATATGTGTGTAAGTCGTGGCATTATAGATAAGTCTGGTGCATGGTATAATTACTGCGGTGGCCGGTTAGGTCAGGGTAGGATAAAAGCAATAGAGTTTATGGAAAATAGCCCAGAAATAGTGGCTGAGTTGATTTTGAAACTGGAGAAGGGAAATGAAACAGCTAAAATATGTAGGTAAAACTTTATGCCAAGCAGGTGAGATGCTTGTCTATACCAAGCCTGGACACGTTGTACCAATGCGAGAGAAGTATCCTGAACCTGTTGATACTCCAAAAGAGATTGCAAATTTTGCTTCAAAGATAATTGACAAGTTGATAGATAAGATAACTGTTTGGGAAAAACAACTTGAAGAGGCTCTTTGTAGTATTGTTGGGTTGACAAAAACAATTGGAGAAATGGAAGCAAGAGAATTGAATCAGATAAAGACCAAGACGAGAGGGTCACAGAAGTATAGATTGCAAGAAGGAGTTAACCGCCCCTATATTGAAGATACCAAAGGAAATGTATTGGCTTCAATTTATGGTAATCCCCCGGCAAATTTATCGTCTAATTGTGCATTTGTACTTCATGCAGTCAATAACATTGACCGACTCGAAGCCGAGCTTGAGGAAGCATATAAGGTAGTGCAGTATAAGGACGGCTGGAGACCTCCAGTCAATTATTATCATCAGTCCGTTGTAGATGGGTTGAAAAAAGATATTGCTGAGTATGATGATATGTTCAAAAGACTTGCTGAATAAACTGGAGAGGAATCAATGGTTCGTGAGTGGCGTCCTAAGTATAAATGTAAATGCTCCCGGTGTTCCTGGCAAGGCATTCGTACTGGGTATACAATAGCATCGAGAGGTTGCCCGAAGTGTGGACATAAAACTTTCAAAATACCAAGAAGGAAATGGGATGAGTAAGAAAAAGTTTTATCCAACTCTTGATAAATATGGTCATTGTTTGTATATAGCTATCCCACCAACCAAGTACCGAGGTAAGCCTGTGAGTAAAGTCTCATTTGTTAAAGAAGAGAAGGGTATGACTACGTTTAGAACCGATTGGCCTATGAGAGAAATAACTATACCCACCGAAACATTTTATAGCATATTCCAATACTGGGACTGAAGGAGATGAGTTGATGAGAAATCCAACAACAATACATCGAGCAAGAATAATGCAAAGAGAGGCTTGCAGAAAAGATGGTCCAATTTGGAATATGTGTGTGGCTATAATTAAAGCGGAGTGGGAGTTGAGAAAGAAATTAACTACACAGTTAATTGATAAAATACTAAGAAGGGAATAAGATGAGAACCCAATATTGTGTCTATGTGATAAATCAACTCAAGACCAAATTCTATAAAATCGGTCTGTCCACTGATGGTGATGGAGTGCGAAGTCGTCTACAGAGTTTGCAGGGTGGAAATCCTAATCCTCTGTTCTTTGAGAAAATCTACTTTGTGGATGATGCAGTTGGGGTGGAGCAACATTTCCATAAGATATTTGCAGCCAAATGTATTTTGAATGAGTGGTATAAATTGACCATACTTGACCTCAGAAAGATGGATAGGCTGGTAAATCGACATGGTGGTAGAATAGTATGGTCTGGTGAGCTTGAAATGACGTTGTAAAACCCTTTGCTGCTTCACACAGAACCCCCAAATTAGCCCCGGAGATGCCCCTATTTTCCTCTCACACCCACAAGTTAATGCTATCCTACCAATATAGCAATTTTCTTAATTAACTGTGTAGGTGATGGAGTACCATCTTAGGCGATTATTGAGCCAATAACGCAGATGTCACTCTATAGACCTTCGTTTTTGCCAAATATTGTATATTTTTTTTTTGGTGATACTTCCCCTACGATACCGATTGATACGCGTTGCCTACCACCCCCTACCCCGTACCCCATACGTCCACATATTATAGGCCCATATCTATCTACAGTCTGATAAAACCACACTCTCAAGGCAATAGGCCCTGCCTTATAATAAGACACACTGTACCCACAATGGCTCTACAATAGGCCATACAATAGACCCACAATAGGCCCCTGCCAAATAAATCTCAAATACTACTAAAGCTCCCAACAAACCCAGCCGATATAGCTGGTATGCACAAGATAACTGAAAACTTGATAGAGCAGGCGGCACAGGCTATTTTAAGAGGTGTCTCACTATCTCCCACTAAATCTAACCAGCCGGACTATTTCCGGGATTTGCAAGTAGAAACTCTAATTAAGGGATCAGACCATGACAGACGAACAGCTCATAGCATTGGCAGTAATGGTGCTCGACGAGGAATTGACTATTGCCGAGGCAGAAAAAATTATTGAAGAATCTTTTGCATAACCTCAATAGTATGTTATACTATAAGAGGCGATAGTGCCTATAGGAGATAAGACTATGCGAAATAGACTATACATATTGTGGTGGTACTGTACGTCCAGAGCATTCCGACGTGGTTGGCACAAATACGACTAAAGACTGCCATTGACCACAACAAACCCAGGCCGACAAAACATCGTCGGTCTTTTCTTTTGTCTGCTAATACGACCAATACGCGCCACAATATATAATAAACCCGGTTATGTCTTGTACAACTGTACGAGATATACCTTGTACAAATGTACAACCACGCGGGCGGGCGAGATTACCTGTTGGCGGCGGATGATAACAACTCCGAGATTCTCTCCGTCTCTCTCTATTACTCAACAACATACTTATATATACTCTCTCTTAGTGATTTCGCAGCATAGTGTAGCCTTGCATCGTAACGATTATAACGATTATATGAGGTGACTATTCGCTTATTGGTCTAAAAACAGAGCTTTGAAAAAAAACTTCAAAAACTATTTGCAAAACGAAAATTATAGGTTATACTATATGTAGAGCAATTAAGGAGAAATAAAATGTTGAAACAAAATCTCATAACCTGTTGGTATTTGTGGCTTGGTATGGTATTGGCCTATGCCACTTTGTGCTAAATAGTGGAGCAAAACTATGACAAAACAATGCAAAACGTGCTATTTTGAGACCAAGTGGTTTTGTCCAATTACAGCAGATAACCAGCGGTCTTGTCCGGGATATGCACCAAAGCCAGAACCTGTTGAGCCGACTACAGGAGATTATGGTTACTGGGAACAGTATCTATCGGAGAATCAATTATGCACAAGCAAATAGACGAAAACGATATACAGGCCGAGAGAGAGGCCAAAGCCATTATTCGGTCAAAACAAAGTCGATGCCATACCTCGCATATCAGGAAAACATACAAGATAGACGGGGATAGGTTCAATACAGGACAGAAACATAGACCGGGTGGCTGGGCTGCTCAATAAAGAGGTATGATGATGAGAATAGTATGGCGAAAATGGCCGAACAGCCCTCTGTTCTGCATTGGTGATACAACCCTTTGGCTATCAAGACCGTTTGCGATAGGGTGTACCAATCACGGAAAAACGTGCTTTTTTGGCTGGATCATTTTGAGGAGAGATAATGGCAAACTGCCGGGAAAGATAGCCCGATGGTTTTTGCGTGTATTTAGGACAAAAAATGTATGGTAGTCCGATAACAGAGTTTTCACAAAATTAAAAAAAAGATTTGCATTATGCAAAAAGTGTGTTATACTATATGTAGAAAAGGAAAATCGAAAACTTTTTGGAGATTAGAAAATGAAAGCAGAAATCAAGAATGGGATGTTGGTCGTATCGTTACCAGTCAACACAAAGCCCACGCCGAGCAAATCGGGCAAAACGAACATTGTTGCAAGCTCCCACGGCAACAAACTAACGGCTCTTGAGATTGGGGGCAAAGCCGTCACCATAGGTGTCAATGCCTATGTCCCAGCATAACAGCCCGACAAGTATTTGGGCGGGACAGCCACAGTCACGGAGAAGATGTTAGGTTGTCTCTGCCTCAATATTTGTTGGAGATTAA